GAAAAAAATTTAACACATGTCTAACATTGGTGAAAAAATAGAAAAATTGATAAGTAATGGTTTTACTTACAACACCCTAAGAGGTTTGAATGAATCTCAGATTGGGTTATTATATACAAGATTGGTTGAACAACCAACAAATCCTAACTTAGAAAAAAACATTCAGGGATTGGATTTATTGAATAGAAAATTAACCGATGTTGAGTTAAAAATGAAAAAATTAGGTTTAGCCGAAAAAAATATTGATGAAGATGATTTTGGATTAGACGCTGACCAAGATTATACAGGACAATTAGGTGCTCACGGTGAGGGCCAATCTGCCGATGATGGTATGGATGATGATACATCACCACAAAATAATGATAGAAAAATGGTAGGTGAAACTGAAGTAACCGAAAAGTTTCAATCAAAATCACAACAAAGATTATTTTGGGCAAAATGTGAAAACTCAAGAACTGAGAAAGCCAAAAGAAAATGGTGTAAATGGGCTAAAGAATTTTCAGATGATACTGATTTCAGTAAATTACCTGAAAAAAAGAAGAAAGATATGCAAGAATTGGAGGAAAGCTTGACAAAGTTAATTGAAAAGCATATACCTGAACATATCACTAAAGGTCAATTAATGAAAATGTTTGAAGGTTCAACCAAGTCAGCACCGGCACCTACAAAGGTACCAACTGTAAAACCAGGTGAAAAAGTAAAACAACCTGGTAAGAAGAATCCTTTTAAAATTGAACCGGCACAAAAACCAAATCCAAAAGCTGAGATGACTGAAGCGGGAGTTGGAGCACCTGCGCCAACAAAAGCACCTGTTAAGACACCAACAAAAACACCAAGTAAGGCACCTAATAAGAAAAATCCTTTTAAAATTGAACCGGCACAAAAACCAAATCCAAAGGCAAAGGGACCAAAATGGTTAAGCTATAATACATTCACCTCAATGGGTTACACGTTAAAATAATGAAAAACAAAAGAAAAATATTTGAAGCTCCAATTGATGAGCCAACAGGTTTTAGTATAAACCCTGATTTAAAAAGAGCTATTGAAAGAGGTGAAACACCACTATCTAATAGTCCTTTTATTCCTAAAAAGGGTGAAGATGATAGACAATCATTTGAAGAAATTGCCGCATCTAAAAGATTTAGAGATGTTGTGACAAAACTTGAGAGATATTTGGGAATGAATGTTCCTAACAATATGGGTGGACTTCAGATGATGATGATGAGATTGTTTGGTGAGGTTAGTCAATTTGAAAGTTCAAGAAGACAAGAACTTGAACAATTGGCAAAAGATTTAGTATCAAATGAATTGGTTGACCCAAAATATGCCGAATTTATACAATTTGACCCTAAGTTGGTTGGAATGGGTGAAGCGGGAAACGAAAATTTTCAAGCAGAACCTGAAGAGTTTTCATCTGAAGATATTGAATTGGCATTTGAAGATTCAGGTGAAGATTTAGAAGAATTTGTGGATGCGTTTGAAAACTTTGATTACATGGTTGCAAAACGTAGATTTATGAACGCAATTATTCAAGGTGCTGCTAAAAAGGGTCACTTTATGTTTGAATTAATCAGAGATTCATTGGAAGAAATGGAACCTGGTATTACTGACAAGTATGGTGCTTTGATGGCAATGAATGATTACTTGTATTGGTTATTACCACCTGAAATGGTACAACAAATGGCTGCGGCGGGACAAAATATGGGTGGTTCTGAAGAAGTAGAAATGGAACAAGATGAAGACGGTGAATATACAGGTAATTTTGTTGTTAGAGCAAAGGCCGTTATGTTCCCAATTTTAGTTCATGAATTAATTAAAGGTTATTACGATATTTTAGGTGCGGCATCTTTACCAACTGACCCAATTCAGGCTCAAATGGTTAAACAAACTGCAGATACTTTAGTAAACGAAATATTTGATATTATCACAGGTACATATTTGTGGGAAAAATTATTAGAAACATATCCGGCAAAAGTATTGGAAGACAACATGAAGATTGTTCAAAGTTTAATTTTCAGAGAGTTTTCTAAATTACCAAAAAACAAATTTACATCATTAGCTCAAAGAGTTAATAAGGGTGATGCAACAGCGTATACTGAAATGGAAAGTATTGCTGACCAAATTATTGATGAGTTGAACAAACAAGATTTGGAAGAAATTTTAGGTAATTCAAATTATGATGGTGACGATGATGATGACACTATGGGTTATCCATCTGACGATGATGATGACGATGATATTGACTTGAGTTTCTTAAGTGATTTAGGTATTGATACTCCGCCAACCAAGTAACGGAGTATTTATAAGGGATGAGTATCACAAAAGAACAAGCCCTTATAGAATATGCCAAGTGTGTTAAAAACACTCCATATGCTTTAAGAAATTATTTACAAACGTATGACAACACACAGTCAAAATACGTTCCGTTGGATTTATTTCCTGACCAAGAAACCTTAGTAGAAGATTATGATAACTACGAGGAAAACATTGCCTTAAAATATCGTCAAGCCGGTGTATCAACAGTTACTGCCGCTTGGGCGTCTAAAAAAGTAGTTTTTGCAAACAAACAAAAACCTGAAAAAATTCTTGTAATTGCCAACAAATTAGACACAGCGGTAGAATTTGCAAATAAGATTAGAGGGTTTACGGAACAGTGGCCAAATTGGATGGGTGTATCATTTTCATCTGAAAAGAATTCACAAAGACACTTTAAATTATCAAATGGGTGTGAAGTTAAAGCGGTTGCAACTTCACCTGATGCACTTCGTGGTTATACCCCTACCGTATTGATATTTGATGAGGCTGCGTACATTGAAGCGAATGATGATTTCTGGGCGGCTTGTATGGCATCGTTATCAACAGGTGGTAAAGTTATTGTAATTTCAACACCAAACGGATATGATGCAATCTATTACAGTATCTATGAACAGGCTATTAAAGGAATGAATAGTTTTAAAGTTACTGAAATGTATTGGTGGAGAGACCCAAGATACACTAAGGATTTATACTTTATCAAAGTCAAAGATTTAATTCATTATTTTTTAAATCGTGACGAATACCCCAACCCTGAGATTATTAGTTTTGATGGGGTTCCAACAAGTCAAAGAGACTTTAGTGAATTTAAAAAATTAATGGACGATGGTTACAAAGTAAGTTCTAGTTGGTTTGAGACCATGGCAAAAAAGTTAAAATTTGATAAGAGAAAAATATCTCAGGAATTGGAATGTAACTTTTTGGGTTCAGGTGATAACGTATTTGACGCACAATTAACCGACAAGATTAGAACTGAAATGGTTCGTCAACCTGAATCAAAGATGGTTCAAAATCAACTATGGATTTGGAAAGAACCAGTTGTTGGTCATAGATATATCATGGGTATGGACGTATCAAGGGGTGACTCTGAGGATTTTACATCATTCCAAGTTATTGATTTTGATGAAAGGGAACAAGTTGCCGAGTATGTTGGAAAACTTCCTCCTGATGTTGCTGCTGAAATTGCGTATAAGTGGGGAAATTACTACGATGCTTTTATTGTTATTGATATCACGGGTGGTATGGGAGTTTCAACATCAAGAAAATTACAAGAAATGGGTTATAAAAACTTATATGTTGATGGAATCAATTATGGTAATATTTGGGAAGCAACAGTTAAGTCAAATGAAAAAATACCAGGTATAAACTTTAACAGTAAAAGGGTTCAAATCATTGCGGCGTTTGAGGAAGCGTTAAGACATGGATTTAAATTGTATTCGGCAAGATTACTTGGTGAAATGAACACATTTGTATATATGAATGGAAGACCCGACCATATGAAAGGACACCATGATGATTTGATTATGTCAGCATCAATGGCGTTATATGTGGGACAAAATGCCTATAACCAACTTGAAAAGGTTAATGAACAAACAAAGGCAATGTTAAGTTCTTGGACCGTTGCTGACGACAGTACAAATAGAGAAATAACACAATTTAACCCAGGAATGCCTGTTTTATCACCAACAGGGTATAACGATGCTTTTTCATCAAATCCAACAAAAAAGGATTATGAACAGTATTTATGGTTATTCGGTAGAAGATAAAGTTTATTCATAAAAAAAAGATACTATATTTAGAAGGATGGCAGACAATTTCACCATATGGCAACGACTTACCAAAGTCTTTGGTCCCGACTCAACTTTGGGTCAACAGCCTCCAGTTTATAAATTTGATAAAAAGGAATTATTAAAAACCACAGATAAGCAAGAATTTGAGAAGGAAAAACTCCAAGCTCAACAGACAATGTATCTTGGTCAACAGTGGGGTAAAGTAGAAAATAATTTATATTCTCAGGCAATTTATTACGAACCAACAAGATTGGCATCATACTATGATTATGAGTCAATGGAGTATACCCCTGAAATTTCCGCAGCACTTGATATCTACGCTGAGGAATCAACAACAACAAATGAAGATGGATATATCTTACAAATATATTCAGAATCAAATAGAATTAAGGGAATATTAGCGGATTTATTTAATAACAGATTGGATATTAACACCAACTTACCAATGTGGACAAGAAACACTTGTAAGTATGGTGATAACTTTGTTTACTTAAAGTTGGATTCAGAAAAAGGTATTATGGGTTGTCAACAACTTCCAAACATTGAAATTGAACGTTTGGAACGTGGTATGAAAATCAAACCATCACATAATACAACTGAGGATGCAAAATCTTTGAAATTCGTATGGAAAGTAAAAGATATGGAAATGAATACTTGGGAGGTCGCACACTTCCGTTTGTTAGGTGATGATAGAAAACTTCCTTATGGTACAGCTATGTTGGAAAAAGCAAGACGTACTTGGAAACAGTTGTTATTATCAGAAGATGCAATGTTGGTGTATAGAACATCAAGAGCACCTGAAAGACGTGTATTCAAAGTTTATGTTGGTAACATGGATGATAAGGACGTTGAACCATACATTCAAAGAATAGCTAATAAGTTTAAGAGAGACCAAGTTGTTGACTCAAAAACAGGTAACGTTGACTTAAGAATGAACCAAATGGCGGTTGACCAAGATTATTTCATTCCTGTTCGTGACCCAGCACAAACAAGTCCTATTGAAACATTAGCGGGAGCTCAAAACCTTTCTGAAATTGCCGATATTGAATATATCCAAAAGAAATTATTAACCGCTCTTCGTGTACCAAAAGCGTTCTTAGGTTTTGAAGAAGTTGTTGGTGATGGTAAGAACTTGGCATTACAAGATATTCGTTTTGCGAGAACAATTAATAGAATTCAAAAATCAATGATTCAGGAATTAAATAAGATTGCAATTATTCACTTGTTTATTCTTGGTTTTGAAGATGAATTAACAAACTTCACATTAGGATTAACTAACCCATCAACTCAAGCTGATTTATTAAAGATTGAGAATTGGAAAGAAAAAATACTTCTTTATAAAGATGCGGTTTCTGACCCAGGTAACGGTATACAAGCGGTATCAACAACATGGGCAAAAAAACACATTCTTGGATTCTCTGATGAGGAAATTAAATTGGATATCCAACAACAAAGAATTGAAAAAGCAGTTGGGGCTGAATTACAAAAAACTCCTGAAGTTATTATTCATACAGGTATTTTTGATAATATTGATAGATTGTATGGTAAGAAACCCGGTGAGACCGCAACACCACCAGCTGAGGGTGAAGACATGGGTGGAGCGCCACCAAGTGGAGGTATGAGTAGTTTGGGTGGAATAGGTGGAGGACCTGAAGATATGGGCGGAGCACCTGAGGCACCTGAAGCTCCTGAACCACCAGCAGGAGGTGAGGTAACACCTGAAAGTAAAATGAATGATTTAAATTTAATCTTGGAAGATGATTTAATCAGTGGTAGAGATGAAATTGATTTATCTAAAGGTAGAACATCAATTAATGAAATTGAAACCAAATTAAACGAACTATTAAACAGTTAAGATATTTATTGATATGAGAAATTTTGGATTATTAAAAAGTATTGTTGAAAATGCTTTGGTTAAAACATACAAAACTGAAGATTTTAAACAAATTATAAAAGAATTTAGAGATTTTATTAAGGACAACAAATCCGTTGGTGAACTATATGTTGAATACGGTACCTTGATGAAAACCAAAGGATTAAACGAAGAAGTTGCAAAAGAATTTTTGGGACTTTCAGTTGATAATATTAAATCAACAATTAATAACAACAAACGTGAATTTGAACAATTTGATAATTGGGTTGAGACTTTAGGTGAAGGTGTTGAAAATCAGTATGAGTTATTAGATAATATGGTTTTTGCAAAAACTGCTGATGATTTTATTAAATTGGTTGAGTCAAGAAAACAAATGTGGAAGTTAATGGCTGAAACAAAAGAAGAATCAACAATCACAGAATCAGTTAACATACCATTAGAATCTATGTTTGGTGTGGCGGCTGACACATTCGCAAAAGAATATTCACAATTAAGTGAATCTGAATTGTTTGAATTAAAATCAATCTTAAGAATGTCACAAGAAGAATTGAGTGAAGGTATTGAAAGATTGAAAACTGAGGTTCTTGGAAAACTTTCAAGTATTAACGAAAGTGATGA